GCTTATAAATTCGAGCGTTGCCCATTTGACTAAATCTGGAACTGTCGCGTATCCTGCCGTCGCGGTGATAATGTTCGCGTATCCGTCGCTTGAAAATTTGTTATCAAATCTTAAATTTAACTTGTTTCGGTTGATTCTGAAATCGTTGTCTCTCGTTTCAAAACTTGTTATTTCGGTCTGTGCGTCTCCATCGATGCTTAACGCTGAAACGGAAATTATCGGCGCAGGGAATGTTAGCTCTCTGGCTCCCGTATAAATTCCGCCTTTTGAATATTCCTCTAAAAATAAGACCTCATTTGTAAATGTTCGCGTGTCAAAAAATGAACCGGTTATAGAATCAACTAATCGCGACGCTTGCGCTATCGCTGTTGCGTCGGTCAGGTCTTGCTGTCTCCCTAGTCGGGTTCTTGCTTCTGCTTCGGTTACATAGTTTGCTGTTGCCACGACTCATTCCTCTTTTTTACCTTTTCTTGTATTTGCCCATCTTCTTGTTGGCGTGGATGGTTTTTTTGGATTTCTTTTCTTTTTCTTTACTCACTCGATTCGCCTTCTTTCTCTGGCTTTGCTTTCGCTTTCGCTTTTACCTTCGCTTTTGATTTGGCTTTTTTCTTTTCCTCTTTTTCGATTTCTTCGTATCGGCTTGGCAGTTCTTTTGCAAATTCGATAACTACCCTTGATAATGGTTTTGTAATTTTGCCGGTTTCCGGATCTACTTCCGCTTTTAAATTGACGGGGTTGCCTTCTGAATCCGTGATGGTTTCTGGGTCAATTATTCCATTCTGGACATCTTCTTTAAAAACTGGCGCGATGCTCCCCTGTTCTATAACAAGGGAGCCCTTTTTGTATCGCGCTGTGAATTTTGCTGTGTAGTTCTTCATCTAATTATTAGCTTGGCGCTACGCAATTTAAAAATGCCACGAATGCGTTGTTGAATCCTGTCGGGATTAGCCATTTGTATTCGTAAATCATTTGAACTTGCGTTTCGTCGGTGTTGGCGCGAGTCTGGTCAAAGAACTTTGTTCTCATCGCTCTGTCGGCATAATAAAATTTTGAAAGGTCACCTATAAATAATGGCAGGTTCGTTCCGCCAAGTGAGGAGCTTCGGTTGTTCCACGTTCTCTTCATCAGGTCGGTTGCTATGATTTCCATTCCGTAGGTTCGAAGGATTCCGTCCATCCCTACCTTCGCTCTATCTGTGTATCGCCCTTCGTTGTCTTTTTCCTGAACCAAGTTATAACTTGTGGCTCGGTCAACTACCGCGCAGAGCATTCCGTCTTGGAATTCCTCACCGATTGATGACATCATCGCTTCTTGCAAGTCGTCGGTTGTTAGTGGTTGGTCGGTACTTGTTTGAATCAAATCTTGCGTTATTCCTGCCTGTGCAAAAATCCCGTCGAAGTGATCATCTGTTGAATTTGAATTCAAACCGTCCTCGCCTTCTTTACCTGAAATAATTTGAGGTACAAGGTTACGAATTTTTGCGTCGGTCATTCTCTCGATAACAATTTCGCCGAGGTCGCGTTGCGCTAATGGATCAAGAAGTGCGGAATTGTCTATATAAACATTTATCGCTGATTTCTTGAAGCTGATGTCTTGCTTGCTTGTCGTTAGAGTTCTTTCGGTTTGAGCGCTGTTGTTCGTTGCCAAGTTTTCCATCTCGACGCGTCCGATTGAGTCGACCTGTGTCAAATATGAAGCGGTTTTTACATTTATCTTTTCAAGAAGTCGATGCTTCATGAACGCTCGTTTTGCAATTTCGCGCGCTAAAGTTGGAACGATGGTATTACCGTAAGAAGTCGTACTGTCTTCTGCTAAAGTCTTTTTGTCGATTCCTTCGCGTTCCAATTGCTTCTTTGAAGCGATTAGTCCTTTGCTTAATTCTTGGTATTGTGCAAAAGAAATTAAATTTTTCGATTGCTTGTACGTTAGCTGAAGGTATTTTCCGAAGAGCGACTCTGTGTCTTCTGGGTCAACGTCTTTCTTTTCTTCGATGTTCATTCGGATTGATTTCAGCATTGCGTTAAACTCTTTACGCGTTACCGCTTTTTCGCCTTCATCTTCTTCTTCGCCTTCGTCGCTGTCATCTTCGTCATCGCCTTCAGCTTGCTTTGTCGCTTTTGATGTCAAAGTCTTTTCAAGAATTACAGCCTGCTCTCTTTTTTCGTCTTCGATTAACTTTTTACAAGACGCTAAAACTTCGGCGTGTTCATCTTCCGTTGCTTCTGGATTTAGACCCTTAACGATTGTTATCGCGTCTTCCTCGCTTAGTCCTTTTCTCAATAATTCTAAATACTTTTTAAACATTTATTTTCCTCCGCTCTTTTAGTTTTTTCTGGCTTGCTTTTAAAACCTTTTTTATGTTGAATTCTTCCGTCGCTTTCCCGTTTCCCGTTTCGGTCTCGATTTCAAATCGTGCTTTATCGTTTGCCGGTACTGCGACGACGCTCAATTCAAATAATTTTATTTTTTCAATTTTCCAGTTCTGTTCCCCTTCTTTCTTTGGCGCGTATTTAAACATTCCGCCAATTGAAAAAGTCTTGATAAGTCCTCGCTCGATCATGCTTAGTGCGTGCATAACTTCTGGCGATTCTGATTGCTTTATAATTTCGCATTCTACTTTCAATCCTTTGCTGTCAATTTCGTAATTCGTGATTTTCCCGATAACGTCTCCGCATCTGTTGGAATGGTCTAAAAGAACAGGGAGGTTTTTTATCTGCTTCTTTGTTTCATCGAATGCGTACGTTTCGATTACGTCGTTCTCTCGGTCTGCGTTACCAAACGTTGAGGCGTAACCTACGAGTTTTGTTGAAGGGCAATCCTTGCATCCTTTACATCCCTCTTTTTCGCACATCGCTTTTTGTTGGTCGAATTCGTAGCTTTTTAAAAAAGCGCCGTCAAATCCTTTTTTGTCTACGTTTGAATTTTCCAAAATCTTCAAAAGCTTTTTTTCTTCCATAAATAAATTTTATAATGGTTTCTCTTTTTGATTTTTGGTTTGCTTGTTTTTTATTTCAGTTTTCGGGTTGTTTTTCTGGTTTTTTGAGTGTAAAAAAAATTTTTATTTCAGTTTTTTGAATTAAGTTTTTTTTACTTAACTTAGCCATTCCTCTGTCGGCACGACGCTTCCTGTGTGGTTCGGGTGAAAATTTAGGTTTGGGATTTCTTCAATCGGTACGTGTTGAAGCAAACAATCCCACGGTTCGTGCGCTTCGTCGCATCCGACAACGTCAATAAATCTTACGCCGATTTGGTTAAAAGCTGACATGGCGCTTCTATCCATAACGCGTCCGGTCTCGGTTCTTGCTATTCGTCGCGCTCTCCAATTCCTTACTCCGCTACTTTTTGCTGTGCCTCGAAGCGTTACGAAATAATCGGATAAGTCTTCTGTAAATTCGTCTATCGAATCGCCTTCAATTATCGCGCGCTCTAAAAGTCTTTTTAATTCTGCGCGTCTTGAGTCGACCGTTGCATCGGCGTACTGAATCCCTATTTGGTCTCCCACGACTTGCGCCCTTAGAAATTCGGTTGTGAAATCCTGCGCTACGTTATAAAGTTGGCTGTTAAATTCGTAAGATAAATGGATCGTGGCGTTTGAAAAGGCGCGCCCTGCTTTCTTTGCTTCTGTGTACTCGACTTCCAAGTCATAAATCTGGTCAATGTCGCCTATGTCCGAGAGAAGTTTTTGTTGTCGAATTCTTGTTTTTTTGAAACGATTCACGCTTGCCATCACTCGCTTTTGTAGCCCTTTGTATTGCTTGGTTATCTCTCTTATAACAATCGGTTCGAGGACGTTTGTTTTGAATCGCTTGGTTCTAAAATGAAGAGCGAGCTGTCTACGACTCGCCATTTCCGTCGGTGTTATCGGCGTTCGCTAGTGGGATCTGGTTCGCAGGCGCGTATAATAAATTTCCCTCGATTCCGTTTATCGGGTCAAGTCCTAGCGGGAGGCGCTCCCTCGCTTCGTTTCTTGTCATAATTCCGGACAGCACTAAATCTTTAAAAAGAACAACTTTGTCTTCTACCGGTAGGTCGGCGTGCATGTACTCGAAATCGACAATTATGTTTTTGTCGAAATTCTGCGCTATTTTTGTTAGTAGCGCTGTTACGTCTTTTGACAGACTTGGTAGGGTTCGTGAATAAAAATTATTGATTTTTTCGCGTCGGTCTTTTGCCGTTCCGTTGGTGTTTGAGTCTTTGAATTGGAATCCAGCGATTTCTTCTGGAATTCTGAAGGCTTTATAAATGGTTTCTTTGCCCATGCTTTTGTTCTCTAAAAATTTATAATCGCGTTCTGTTAATTGCAATCGTTTCGCTGTGAATCCTTCCGGCAGGATTACTGGCTTCCCTGCGTTTCGCGCGCCACCGTAGCTTCTCATAAATTTCTTTCCGAATTCTAACCATTCCGTTTTCGACCGAAGGTTGGAACTCTCAAAAAATAAAGATCCAAGCGCTCCCTTGCTGAACTGCGACTTCTGGAGGATGTTTAAAAAATAAAGGCTATCTACTTCGGTTATGTTTCGCTCGATGATGCTCATTCCGGCGTTGTGGTTGTAGGGGTTTGATGCTGATGCTTGGTAGACCATATCGGCTTCGGCTATAAAAGTTTTGATTCCGTCGTAGGCGTGGTATTGGATAATCGGATAGCTTCTTCTTTGCCCTGTGTAAATTATCCCGTATTTATCGCGAGGGTAGGTAAATTGTGGGTCTAAAAAGTGGAGCTTATCAAATCCATAATGTGCGCCGTAGGCTGTCTCTACTTCCTTCAATAAATAAACGTTTCCGTAAGTGAAGTATTGCGTGAAAAGGTGTTTTACAAATCGTCGCTTTGAAAGGTTATAAACGGGTTCTTCTAAAAATTCGGCGAGCTGTTCGTTCTTTATAACTGTCTGTTTTGTTTCGTCGCGTTTGTCCAAGAATTTTATCGGCATGTCTGAGTAAATGCTTGAAAGCAATTCCACGCAATCGCCGACGTGGTTTATGTTTTCGTAGACGCTAGTTCCGGCAGGGTATAAATTTAAATAATTGTACCCTCCGTTTATCCATCTATCCATGTCGTCTTCTGTTTCAAATTCTGAACCTGAAGCAAAGAATCGTTTCGCGCCTTTTAGTAATCCTGTTAATTTCATTATTTTATTTTATCAAACTTTTTGAACCGCAAAATCTAAAGCTTCTACTATCGAGTCGAATTGGTCGCGGTT